GTTTACAATTGCTTATATGAAGACAATTGTTCAGCAGTATGTATGAGAAATCATAAAATTGATTTAAGGACATCGGTGTACAGAGAAATTAAAAGAGCCTGTACTAGAATGGGACTTATTGAAGGTGTTGATTATAAAGCAACAATATCTCCAATGGAAATTATGTTTTTTAAAAATGAAAATAAAATATATTTTGCTGGTGGAGATGATTTCGAGGCAGTTAAGGGAACTATAGATGAAAAGAAACTTATAAAAATATCATGGTTTGAAGAGTTAACCAACTTTAAAGATGAAGAGACTATTGAACAAATCAAAGCTACCTTTACTAGAGGTAACAACGATTGGTTTATGGCTCTTTATTCATTTAATCCACCTAAAAATAAATATCATTGGGTTAATCAATGGGTTGAAAGAAAAAGAAAAGACAAGGACAACTATTTAATCAGTCATACAGATTATAGAACAGTTAATCCTGAATGGGTTGGAAGATTAGCAATTCAAGAAGCGGAGAATTTAAAAAAGAATGATCCAAAAAGGTATGATTGGATTTGGTTAGGCCATGTTATAGGTATCGAAGGACTTATTTATAATCCTGATTTGATTGAGTATGTTTCTGAAGATTATATTGAAAAAAATAATATAAAAATACTTTATTTAGACTTTTCAATAGATAGTGGACATCAAACATCTGCAACAGCCTGTGGTTGTTATGGACTTGGAAATGATGGATATTGGTATTTATTAGATACATATTATTATTCTCCAAACGAGAAACCTGATAAAAAGGCTCCAAGTGAATTAAGTAAGGATTTATTTGAATTTAAAAGAAATATGATCATTAAATTTAAATCTGTTCCTGATAGAGAAACAATAGATTCTGCAGAAGGAGCGTTAAGAAATCAATATTATAAAGATTTCGGTGTTAGACTTAATCCAGTAGATAAAGGCACAAACAAAGAACAACTTGTGGATTATTCACAAGATTTTATAGCTAAAAAAAGATTTAGAGTTTTAGATAATAATAATAATCAAATATTCAAAAAAGAAAATGTAAATTATCAATGGACTGAAGATTCTATTAAGAAAGGAAAGCCAACACCTGATAAAAACGAGAAAGAATTTGCAGCAGATGAAAAATATTATAACACTCATTCAAAGAGTTTTTCTTACACTTATGCAGATCATACTCAAGATGAATTTCAGTATTGGTGTAAAGATAATTTAGTTAAATTAGGATTAAAATTTTAGGAGGAAATAAAAATGAAGTTATATGAAAATATTTCAAACGTTTTAAGTAAAGAAAACATAAATCTTGCAACTGGTTCTATGTATGACTATATGAGGAATTGGAAAGAATGGTATGCTGGCAGTGTTGCAGATTTTCATTTTTATACTGCACGTTTAGCAAATGGTACTACAACAGAGTGTGAAAGATTAACAATGAATATGGCCAAAAAATTATGCGAAGATATGGCCAAGTTGTTATGGACAGAAAAAACTGAAATAAATTTATCAAATAAGAAAGCAACTCAAGCATTATGGAGAGTTTTAGATAGTAATATTAATGCATTTACTACCAACTTTCCAATATTTCTTGAAAAAGCATTAGCACTTGGAAACGGAGCATTAATAGAATATAAATCTAGCGGAGAAACAATTATTGATTATGTTCCTGGAGATTTGTTTATTCCATATAAGTATAATAATAACTATGTTTATGGTTTGATTACAATATCAAGACAATCTCAAGTTAATGATAAAAATAAGGAAGAATATTTAACACATATTACATATCACGATTTTGAAAATAAAATTTATAAGATTAAACATGAGGCTTACAAAAGTAGCGATGCAAATACTCTTGGAAAGAAACTTGAATTTGCTACAGTATTTCCAAATATAGAAGAAACAACTGAATATAAAGATATAGATTTTCCATATTTTCAAATATTCAGGTTGAATATAGCTAATAATTTAGAATTTGGAAGTCCATTAGCTCCATCTATGTTCGCTAATTCAATAGACAGATTAAAATCTATTGATATGAAATATGATAGTTTTATGAATGAATTTGTTTTAGGACAAAAAAGAATATTAGTTGATAATTCTACAATAAAAGCTAAAGCAGTTCCAGACGAAAATGGAAATATTAACTATGTAAACTATTTTGATGCCAACGACAAAGTATATGTTGCTGTTGAAGGCATGGAAAAGCAACCTGCAAAAGAAGTGGATTTCAAATTAAGAACATCTGAACATATTGAAGCAATTAACGCAGAATTAAACTGGTTATCTGATAATGTTGGATTAGGCGAAGGATGGTATCAATTCGATGGTGCAGGTGTAAAAACCGCAACAGAAGTAATTAGTGAAAACAGTAAAGCATTTAGGACTAGAAAACATTTATTAACTAATGTAAATGACGTTGTTTATGATATGGTTAATGCTATTTGTAAATTAGAAAACATTAAAACAAAGGAAATATCAATTGTAAATGATGATTCTATTATAGAAGATAAAAATGCAGAGAAAACATTAGCTTTAATGGAAGTTCAGCAGGGATTAATGAGCAAGAAAAAATATTTAATGAAATATGAGGGATTAACTGAAGATGAGGCAATAGAAGAACTTGAAACAATTGATTCTGAAAAAATGTCTAATCAGGAATTGTTTGGTTTTCCAACGGAGGAAAATCCTGATAATACACCTGAAAAGGCAAAAAAAGAGCAGGAAGAGAAAGATAAGAAAAAGGAGGAATAATAAATGTTACCTCCAAATTATTTAGATGGTTTAGAAAGTTCAATTGCTAGTCTATACTCTCAATTAGAAATAGAAATCATTGATGCAATTGTAACTAGGATAATGAATGTTGGTTATGCTAATACTGTGGTATACAATAGTGCAATGATTGCACAAGAGGCAGGACTTTTATATTCAGATATTATTCAAAAGGTTGCAAATAATACAAATCGTTCTTATGAGGAAATAGAAAAGATATTTACAGATGCAGGAATAAAGGCAATAGAAAATGACGATAAAATATATTTGCGTAATGGCCTTAAACCTATTCCAATTAGACAAGATGAGTTTTTATTAAAGTATATTTTAGCAACGGCTCAAAAAACAGATAAAAACTTTAAGAATTTAACAATGACAACCGCTACAAATACTCAAGCTGAATTTATAAATAAAATAAGTCAGCAATCTTTATTTGTTTCAACTGGTGTAAAAAGTTATGCTCAAGCAATAATTGATACAATCGATGATTTATCAATCAAAAGCCCTACAGTTACATATCCAAGCGGATATAAGACATCAATTGAAAACGCATCAAGAACAAACATTTTAACTGGAGTAAATCAGACTTGCGGAAGACTTCAATTAATGAGGGCAGATGAAATGGGTTGTGATTTAATGGAAATATCTGCTCACGGTGGAGCTAGACCAGAACACGCAGAATGGCAAGGCAAAATTGTTGATAGAAGCGGTAAAAATAAAAAATATTTGTCATTAGATGACATTGGATACGGAACTGCAACAGGATTTCAAGGAGTAAATTGTAGACATACTTGGTTTCCTTACTTTGAGGGAGATGTTAGGACATATTCCGCTTCAGATTTAAGAAAAATTAACAATGAAAGAGTTAATTATAATGGAAAATCGTATTCAAGTTATGATGCAAGTCAAATTCAAAGATATTATGAAAGAAATATAAGAAATGACAAGAAAAAAATTGCTGGTTTGCAATCTGTATTAACCTCTTCTACAACAGATGAGGAATTGATAAGCCAGTCAAGAGAAGCATTAAAGAATACACAACAAAAATTAGCAATTCATAATTCGCAATTAAATGATTTTATTGATCAAACAAAGTTTAAGAAGAATTATGTAAGATTAAGGATTGCAAAAAATAAAAGTTATTAATATTAGCTATTCACTTTTGTGAACAGCTATTTTTATAAATGTCTTTTTACTTATTTGCAGACATTAAAGAACAATTAAGGTATGGGCATTTACTTTGTTAGCCCAAATAAAAAAATGGAGGTATGTATATCATGAATAATGATAAAGAAAATGAAAATGTTCAAGACCAAGAAAATAACAACGAGGTTGAGAACAAAGAAAATGAAAATGTTGGAACTCAAGCCAATGAAAATAAAGATGAGGAAAATTCTAGTAATGGTTCAAAAACTTTTAGCCAAGATGAAGTAAATGCATTATTGAAAAAAGAAAAGGAAAAGGCAAATAAAAAGATGCCTGATTCAAAACAATATAAAGCATTTCTTGATTGGCAAGAAAGTCAAAAAACCGAGGCAGAAAAAAATGCCGAGAAAGAAACTAAATATCAAAAAGCATTATCTGATATCGAAGAAAAAGATAATTACATTGCAGTTCTAGAGAGCGGTGTATCAAAAGAAGATTCAGATTATGTATTATTTAAGGTTTCAAAAATGGATGGCGATTTTAAGGATAATCTAGAAGATTATTTGAAAGAACATCCACAATATTTAAAGGCATCACAAACTACAGATACAAACGAAAAACAAACGACTGGATCATCTGTACAGAAAGGTGCCACAAATACAAGTTCAGGAGTAGATGATATTTTAAGAAAAAAACATCCTGATCTATTTAAATAATTAAATTTATGGAGGTAATTAAAAATGGCTAATAATGTAATTGGTACAAATGGTACACATAAAAGAAAAGAGACTTATGCTAATCAAATATTAACGATAGCAAGAGCTGAACAAAATATTTATAATGATTTTTCAGAGGATTATGAAAGAGATAAAGATACTGGAGCAATAAAAGTTCCAACAAGAAATGATGAGGTACAAGTATCTGACTATGATGTTTTAAATGGTGTTACTTTAAATCAATCAGCAACAGATTACTTAACACTTCCTGTAGATAAAGATTATGCTGTTAATGAATTAATTGACGGTTATGAGGCAAGTGCTGTTCCTGATAATTTAACAGCACAAAGAATTGATTCTGCAGCATATTCTATAGCTCAAAAGAAAGAAACTATGGCAATTGCTTGCTTAAAATCTCAAGGAACTGCATCTGCAGACACAACTGACTTAACAACAAGTAATGTTTATAGCAAAATTGTTGGCGAAGTTAAAAATATGAAGAAAAGAAATATGAAAGTTGGAAGTATGGTTATCTATATTTCTGCTGATGTTGAAGAGTTATTATTAACTGATGAAAAATTTGCTAATACATCAGGAACATTAGGTGCTGACTTAATCAGAAGTGGTGTTATTGGTAAAATTGCTGGTGTTCCAGTAAAAACAAACTATCAAATGGGCGATGAAGTTGATTTCATAGTAATGGATAAAAGATTTGCTCAAAAATATGAAATTTGGAAGAAAGAACCATCTATCGAAGATATCAAAGATGGTAAACATATTGGAGCATCTGCTTTACAAGGTAGACAAGTTGGTGGCTTAATGGTTACTAATGCTTTAGGTGTACAAGTTAGAGCTCACGGAACACTAAGCCTATAATGAGGAGGTAAAAGGTATGTTAAAGTATATAACTGAAGCCGAATATAAGGAGTTATTAGGTGCAGATAGCATACCTGATAACTTTGACAACTTGGTAATTGATGTAAGTGCATATCTCAATCTTAGAACTCGTGGAAGAATAGATATTAATAATATTCCAAACGAAGTTAAATATGTAACTGCATTACTTACAGAAAAGAAGTCTGAAGCAGATAAGAAAAAAGCCGAAATGGGTAATTTAAAATCACAAAACATTGAAGGTTGGAGCGAAAGCTACATGACTCCTGAAGAAATTGACGGAGAATTTAAAACAGAGATGTCTGATATTATAAAAAAATATCTTTGGAATGTTATTGGTAAAGATGGTCAATTATTATTGTATTGTGGAATATAAAGATGAATAAAAGATTCTTTAAACACAGTATAACAATCTACCATACTACTACAAAGTCAGCAGTATCTAATTATGTATTAAATAATATGACAGTAGAAGAGGTTGATAATCTCGAGGTACTTCGTATGCTTAATGCAGATGTTGATAATGGCGAAACTTATGTGATTAGAATAGTTTATGAAAATGTATATTTTAGACACAATAAGAAAGTAAATATGGTGGATAAAGGAATAGAGAATGGTAGTTCAGGAACAATCTATATACCAACTGAAAACGATTTGAGTAAGTATATTGAAACTGGAGATATTGTATTCGAAGGCAAAATTACTGAAAAATTTGAAGATATATACGATAGTTCAAAATATCATTCTTATAGGATCGTAAGTATTGATGATAATAGAAAAGGCGGATTACAGCATTATAAACTTGGAGTTGCTGATTAATGATTAAAAATATCAGATTAACAATGAAAAGTACTAGTTCTATTATGAAAAGACTTGGAATACAAAAAAATGGACCTGCAGAAACACATTTACGAGATTTAGTGGATAGATATTCTGATCCATATATTCCTATGGAAACAGGGCCATTAAAAAATAATAAATCTTATCCAAGTAATCATGAAATTAAATATGTAAGTCCTTATGCACATTATATGTATAAAGGATTAAAAGCAGTTGGACCATCTAGGCCAAAAGGTGTTAAAAGGACAATATCAAATACTGCCCTTAATTATAGTGGAGCACCTAAAAGAGGCAAAGAGTGGGACAAAAGAATGATGAATGATAGAAAAAATGATGTTGTAAAAAGTTTAACCAACTTTATTAAGAAAGGGGGAAATTAATATGCCAGCAGTTGAAAAATCACAAATGCAACATATTAAAGAGTTTATTGAGACTTGCAATTTATTAAAAAATGGAAAAGTTAATGTTGATTATTTAAATAATAAGCAATATTCCTATTCTGTAGATAAAGTTCCAATTAATCCTGTCTATAAAAAATATAGAGATGGTGGTTCTATTAAGCAAATTGCTTTCGATTTTAGTATCACTTTACCTTTAACAAATGTAGCACTTTATAACCTAATTAATTCAAAGTTTTGTGAAGATTTTATGAGTTGGATTGAGGCTCAAAATAATAATAGAAATTTACCAAAAATACCAGGGGTAAGAAGTATTGAATGTACCTCTCCTGGTTATGTTTTACAAAAAAGTGAAACAACCGCAATTTATATAATTCAAATGAATTGCAAATATTATGAAGATTATAGGAGGTAGTTAAAATGAGTTTAGCTGACGGAGATGTACTAAACAGAGCCGACAAAGTTGCTTTTATGGGAATAACTTTAGATGCAACAACATTCAATAGAATGAAAGGCTTTACTGATTTAGGAAATTCAAAAAATGCATCAACATACGATAGAAGATATGTTGATGAAAGGCAAGAAAGAAGCGATGTAACAGGTTATGCACCAGAGAAATCTTATGCTTTTGATGATACTAAAGGAGATCCAGTCCAAGAAGTATTTAGAACAGTTGCAGACGATGAATTAACTGGGGCAGCAGCAAAAAGACCAGTAGTAACTGTTGATTTTTCAAAACCAGTTACTGGTTCAAGCAATACCTTTGAAGCAAGAAAAAGGGTTTATACAATTATTCCTGATGCTGATGGAGATAGCACTGATGCATATACATACAGTGGAACTCTTAAGGCAGCAGAAACTTTTGTTAAAGGAACTGCAACATCAAGTGATAATTGGGAAACTTGTACATTTACGCCTGCAGAGGTAGCTTCATTATAATGTGTGGACTAGGTCAAGTTTTTCTGATTGATCTAGTCTTTTTTTATATTAAGGAGGAGATAAAAAATGATTTTAAATGGTATAGATATAGATTTTGATTTTACAGATGGAGACAATTGGGAAAAATACGAAAAGGCTCAAAAGAAAATAGTTGATGAGGCTGAAAGATTGAAAAAGGAAGTTAAAGAAAAACCTTTATCTGAAAGTATAAAAGAAGAATGCAAAGTATTAGATGAATTTATTGATTCTGTATTTGGAGAAGGTTTATCAAAGAAAATATTTAATAAGCCTCATTCTTTAGGAGAAAGAACAAGGATATACGGCCAAATTGTAGAAGAGGCAGGAAAGCAGAAAGACCAATACCAATCATTTATTGACGAGTATTCTCCAGATAGAGCAAAAAGAGGCTAGATTATGAATATCTTAATAGATACATTAGATTCTATTTTAAAGTCGAGAATTGGAGATATTGGTTTCTATACAAATTTTAGAAATGGTATTTTATTTGAACAACTAATGAACGATGTTAATGTAAAAAGAGAAGACAAGCCATTAAAGGCCATATTATTATTCTATAAAAATCCTAAAGATGTTTTAAAAAGTAAAGAAAGCATCGACAAGGCTATAGAAGACATAATATGGTTTTATTCCTGTGGAAAAGTTGAGCATATATCTGATAATCAAAAGAAAAATAAGGCTAAAAATAAAACTAGCAATATATATGATTACAATTATGACGATGGATATATTTATTCTGCTTTTTTACAGCAATATGGTATTGATTTACAAGAAATTGAGTATTTACATTGGTGGAAATTCAAAGCAATGTTTAATTCTCTAAATTCTGACACAAAAATAGTTGAAATAATGGGATATAGATCAATAGACCTAGGAACAATTAAAGACAAGAAAGAAAAGACAAGATTAAAAAAATTAAAAGATATATACAGACTACCTGATATGAGAACCGAAGAACAGAAAGAAAGGGATTTTGGTTCGGCATTATGGTAGTTTAGAAAGGAGTGCAATAATATGTCAGATGGTTCAGTGACTATTGACACTTCATTAGATGAAAAAGGATTTACGACAGGTCTATCTAAATTGGGTTCTGTTGCAAAAAGTGCTTTAAAAGGTGTAACTGTTGCAACTGGTGCTGTTGCTACAGCATTTGTTGGAATGGTAGCAAAATCAGTTAAGAGTGCAGGAGAATTGGAACAACAAATTGGTGGTACTGAAGCGGTTTTTAAGGAATTTGCAAAGACTGTTCAAGAAAAAGCAAATCAAGCTTATTCAAAAATGGGATTATCAGCAAATGACTATATGGCCACAATTAATAAAATGGGTTCATTAATGCAAGGAAGTGGACTATCAATTGAGAAAAGTATGGATCTATCAAGCAAGGCAATGCAAAGAGCAGCAGACGTAGCTTCAATAATGGGTATTGATGTGAATTCTGCAATGGAAAGTATTGCAGGGGCAGCAAAAGGTAACTTTACAATGATGGACAACCTTGGTGTTGCAATGAACGCTACTACTTTAGAGGCATATGCTTTGGAAAAAGGTATAAATAAAACTTATGCTACAATGACCAATGCTGAAAAAGTAGAATTGGCAATGGAAATGTTTTTAGAGAAATCTGCTTATGCAATGGGCAATTATGAAAAAGAAAATCAAACATTTGCAGGTTCATTTACAACATTAAAGGCATCAATTGAGAATTTCTTAAGTGGTGCTGGAGATATTGGACCAGTTGTTGATAGTGTGTGTAATTTTGTTGAAATACTAGTAAAGATGATTTTAGAAGCAGTTCCAAGATTAGTAAATGGAATTGCCAAAGGAATACCAAAAATTGTTGATCAGTTTCAACAAATGATGCCAACAATAATAACAGCTATAACAAGTGCTTTGCCACAACTTATAACTGCAGCAGGAAGTATCATCAGCACAATTATTCAAGGATTGATTACTGCAATGCCACAATTATTAGCTGGTATTCAGACATTAATTACATCTGTATTAACAGCTTTGGTTACATATCTTCCACAAATTATGACGTTTGTGGTTCAAATAGTAGTTATGATGGCTCAAACATTAATTGAAATGCTACCACAGATAATAGATGCAGGTATACAAGTTTTGCTTGCACTCATTCAAGGACTTACTGAAGGTTTACCACAATTGATTGCAATGTTACCTACGATCATAGAAAGTACCGTAAATGTAATAATGGAAAACTTACCTGCAATTATAGAAGCAGGATTACAATTATTAATGGCATTGATACAGGGAATTGTAGATGCAATTCCACAACTTATTGCAATGCTACCTACGATTATTAATACAATCATTACTTATATTTTAGAGAGCTTACCTATGATATTAGAAATGGGAGTTCAAATACTTATTAGTTTAATAATGGGTATTATTGATGCAATTCCACAGTTAATTGAAATGTTACCTGAAATAATAATGACTATCATTGAAGTATTAACAGAGAATTTACCTAAAATAATTGAGGCTGGTATAACAATTTTAATTGCTCTTATTAATGGTATCGTTGAAGCTATACCTAAATTAATCGCAATGTTACCACAAATAATCAAGACTATTGTTGTTACATTGACACAAGCATTACCAAAGATATTGGCAATGGGTGGTCAAATATTAAAGTCTTTAATTGAAGGTATTGGACAGTTGTTAGGTTCATTAGGCCAAATGGTAGGGAATATATTTAATACAATTTGGAATGGATTAAAAGAACTACCAGGAAAAGCTCTTCAATGGGGTAAAGATATGATCCAGGGATTGATTAATGGTATAAAAAATATGATTGGAAAGGTTGGCGATGCAGTTAAAGGTGTTGCTGATAAAATCAAGAATTTCTTGCATTTCTCAAGACCAGATGAAGGACCTTTAAGAGATTATGAAACCTGGATGCCTGATATGGTTAAGGGTATGAGCAAATCAATGAAAAAGGTTTCTCCAGAGTTAGCCAATGCAAGTAAGATGTTAGCTGAAAGGATTTCAAACGGATTTAATTTAAGCAGTGCATTTGACAAGTTACAGGGTGCAGTTGATATTGAAAGTAGTAAATTAAGTGCAAACTTAACATCAAGTCAAATTGTTAAATTAGAACAAAACGATGATAGACAGGCTATATTACAAAGCATTGATGACGGAAAAGAGATAACTGTTAATGCAGTAACTAATTTAGATGGAAAAGTATTAACTAGAACGGTTAACAAAGTAAATAAAGATAGAAAATTACAATATGGTTATTAGGAGGTGAGTAATTTGAGTGATAGAGTATTGTTGAAACATGACAATTTTGAGTTTGGTAACATTCTTTCTAATAATTATAAAATTCAAGAAGATGTGCCTGACATAATTGCAAAAGTAACAATGGCAGATGGTTCAGTAAGAAATAATTACGGACCTATGCCAAAAACAATAATAAAAGTAATTTTCGGAAGAATGGATGAGCAAACATTTGAAAACTATTTAAGCCATTTTTCAAAATTTGAAGATTATTTTACATATTGGTCTTATAAGCATCAAACATATCTTACAAAACTATTCGAAATTACTCCTCCAACAGCCAGTGTAATCCAGTCCATCGAAGAGGGTTCTCTAGATGAATGGGAGGTTGACCTTTCACAAGTTGGAGGGGAGGCAACAGCTAATGATTGATGTTGGTAGTGCAATTCGAAATGCTTATTATAAAAGTACAACGCAGTATGACAAAATTGTAGTAAATAATAATGAATATAGAATAAAAAATGTTGTTTACTTTGATGATTGCTACGAAGATGGAAATATTTTCGGAACAGCTATTGCTAGAACTCTAGACTTTGAGATTGCAAATGTAATTGATTTAGAAGAAAAAGAGCTTGAGTATTTTACTGGAATAAAGATTAATGGGGAAGTTCATTATATTAGTTTAGGTAATTTTATTGTAACAGATGTTCAGCCAGGAGATACAACTAATATTAATAAAGTTTCTTGTATGGATTATATGCTTAAATTTAATATTCCTTTTGAAACGGATCTAGATTTATCTACAAAGCAATATACCATACTTGATTTAATTCAAGAAGGTTGTACAAAATGTGGAGTGGAACTTGCTACAGAAGATTTTCCTAATGCAGATTTTATTGTTGATTCTAATCAATTTGAAGATGGAGCAACCTGGAGGCAAGTAGTAAAAGCAACTGCAGGAGGTTCAGGAACATTTGGAAAAGTTAAAAGAGATAATAAATTACATTTTATTAGTCCTAGATTAATCGATTCTAAAAAATATAAAGTTAGAGATATTCACAGAATGAAAGTTGCTGATTTAATTAATATAACTAACTTAAAAATAAGAAATATAACTAATGACTTAAAAGTTATAGGAGTTGAAAAGGAAAGTACTCATGATGTACACACTATGTTAGTTGGTTCAATGCATACAATTGAAGTTAAGAGATTAACTACAAGTATAAATGAACCAAGCTTAATTGATTGTCACGATTATAGTACATTGGAAATAAAAAGAAATACACATCCAATAAATGTTGTAACTCTGGGCTTAAGTCAAATTGAGGGAGAAAATATAACCTTAAGAGATGAAGATAGTATTGAGACAGAGGGAGAAAATATACTTGTAATTAATGATAATCCATTTGCTTATAATCAAGATAAAAGAGAACAATTAATTACTGCAATATTCAATAATGTAAGGGGATTTTCTTATACTGCTTATGAAATGAAAGGACAGATGAAACCTTATGTTGAAGTTGGCGATCCAGTATGGGTTATGGATAAAAATGGTGCTATTGTACCATCATTCTTATTTAGACATACAAATAAAAGTCCTGATGGATTAAATAGTGAAATGTCTGCTCCATCTATTATTAAGGCTACTGTTAATTATCAAAATGAGCCTGACGATTTAGACAGGTTAAGAAGAACTGAAATTGTTGTTAATAAACAGCAGGGAACAATAGATGCAATAGTTGATAGACAGACAGAAGATGGAATAGCAATAAATAATTTGCAAATGACATCTGAAGGAACAATAGAGACTATTGAAAGTTTAAAATCAGAATATGAAGATAAAATTGCTAAATTAGAAGCAACTATTGAAGGATTAAAAGTTGATGTTTCAGTTAAGGGTGGACAGAATATATTTTCTTATGCCAAAGAAAATTGGGATGAAGATATTGACGAAATAAGCACTACTGATATTAAGCAAAATTCAGTTTCAGGATTAGGCTATTTACTTGTTATTGGAACAACAAAACAAGTGGTTCAAGTTAAGAATGGAGAATATACAATTAGTTTCCTTTATAAAAACATTAATAGGCTTGCAAATGCCAGCGTGATTATTAACGATGTAACTTATGCTTTAGAATACAGTAATGATGATTGGATTGAATTTGTTCAAACGATAGAAGTTAAAGCTAATAGTATTAGCATATCATTTGTGACAGATACTAATAATGCAATTTTTATTGCAGATTTAATGGGTAATTTGGGAACTGTGGCAATGACCTGGAGCCAAAATGCTAATGAAACTTATACTGATAGTGTAAAGATAGGCAAGGGTGTTGAGGTTCGTTCAAGTACAAATAATACTTATACAAGAATGGATGCAGATGGAACTAGAATATATAACGCGAGAACAAATCAAATATCTACTCAATTTACTGAAGAAGGAACAGACACAGATTACTTAAAAGCAAATAAAGCAGAAATTGCAGGTGCGTTAATACAAAAAGTTGGAAGTCAAATATGGTTTTCAAGTTTATTATAAAAAGAAAGGAGAGATTGTAAATGGCTACAAGTGGAAGTTTTGATACGAATGGTTATAATGGAAAACATTTAACTTTTAGTTGGTCTAGATCCAATACTCCAAATGGTGCTGATAACTATTCAGACGTCTATTGGGAATTAAAAGGTGCTGGTGGTAGTGGTTGGCATATGGCAGGCGATTTTACTGTTGTTATAGATGGAGAAACGGTTTATTCAAATGCAACTAGAATTAAACTGTATGATGGAACTGTTGTAGCAAGTGGAACAAAGAGAATTTACCATAATACTGATGGTACTAGATCGTTTAGTGCAAGCGTATCGGCAAGTATATATACTTATGCTGTAGATAAGTCAGGCAGTGGTTCATGGAATCTTGATACAATACCTAGGTATTTTTCAGGTTGGAGCGTCAGTCAGAAATCAAATACATTAAATTCAGTAACTATTCAATGGGCAACCAATGAAGAAAGAGACTGGACAGGCTGGTCTTTCCAAATGGGAATACCTGATACAAGTAAATCATATACAGGTTCAGCAACTTATTCTGAAAATGTTGCAAGTAATGGTAAGAGTGGTACATTTATAATTAAAAATTTAGCACCAGGAACTAATCAATTAGTTACTATTGCAATGCGAAGAAAAGATAGTCAATTATGGTCATATAAAAATATAACTGTAACAACTAAAAGTATTGCAAATATAACAAGTCCAAATAGCGATTTTAGTCATAATAGCGATAGTTCGCTAACGGTTAAATGTAATAATTCAAGTGGAAATAAAATAGCATATTTTTTAGATTGTCCAAGTGGAACGAGAAGATTGACATCAGGAAAAACAACAAACACAAGTTATACTTGGTCTGCAGCACAAATATTATCAATGTTGCAGTATTTTCCAAATGAGAATTCAAAAAAAATAAAAGTTGGCTTAATTACATATGGAGACGATGATACAACAGAGTATTATAATGAAAGAGTTGGAACTTTAAACGTTGTAAATTCAAATCCTACATTTAGCAATTTCACTTATGAAGATACTGATAGCAAGTGTATACAGTTAACTGGTGGAAATCAAGGAATTATAAAAGGTTATTCAGATGTAAAAATAAAAGTTTCAGCAGCAAATAAAGCTGTTGCAAAGAATTATGCTAGCATTAGTAAATATCGAGCTGTAATTGGAGAACAACAAAAAGATTTCGATTATTCAAGTTCTAATGAAGTAAATACAATAATTTCAAATGTTTTAAGTAATATATTTATTGTTTATGCAATTGACAGTAGGGGAAACTCTACACAAAAACAAATAAGTCCAAGTAATTATTATAACTATTCTAAAATTCAAATAAAAGAAGGAATGGCTGTAAGAACTGGTGGTGTTGGAAGTGAAGTTACTTTGAGTTTTAATGGAACTTATTGGAATAAAACTTTCGGTAATATAATGAATTCAATTAAAAGTTTGAAGTATTATTACAAACAAACATCATCTAATACTTGGATTGAAGGAGGAAGTTTAACTCCAGTATTAAATGGAGAAAACTTCAGTTATGAAGCAACTATCAGAGGAGATTTAGGAGCTGAAGGATTTAATATAACCAAAAGCTTTAATATCAAAGTAGTTGTTTCAGACGAATTGTCTAGTTCAGAATATACAATTACTTTAGGAAGCGGTACTCCTGCAATAGCCTTATATAAAGAAGGTGTTGCAATAAACGGAATGTACAATGTTGGCAAAGAACCTGGATTACAGGTTTTTGGAAAATTATATTTGAACGGACAGGAAATAACTAATTAAAAATTAGAAAGGAGATTTTAAAAATGCCAAAAAGAACACCAAATTTAAATTTATTTGAGCACGATACAACAAACGATGAAGACTTAAATAGTAATTTTGATATCGATACTGCTTTAAATGATAACTGGGATGCAATTGACACAGCATATGGTAATTTAAATACAAACAAGGTTAGTAGAGAATTAAAAACTGGTTCACAATCAGAATATAAAGTATTATCTGATAACAATTTTACATCAGATGAAAAAACAAAGTTAGGCGGAGTTGCAACAGGAGCTCAAGTTAATGTTTTAGAAGGACTAACTTTAGGTGGTTCAAATTTAGAAGTATCAGGAAAGAAAATAGAAATTAAGGATCCTGAAGTTACAGGTGCAAGACAATCTACAATAAAAGACAAGACTTTTGCAAGTGTAGATGCCCGTATTGAAGAATTAGAAGAGGATGTTGACAATATTGAAACAACTAGAGGCCATGTTTATGGAGTTAGAAGAAAAATAACAAACAATTCTAGTTCAGCCTGGGAAAGATTATTTGATAGTGTTGGAAAAACCGCGAATGCAACTAAAAACGGAGGAACTGTAGTAAATGATTTTGATAACTTGGCACCTTGGAGCGAGATTAAATCTTGTAATTATGATTTAACAACAAAGAAAGTCAAGGCTTGGTTCGGCGATGTTGGTTTCAAGTTTGACGGTACTAACGGCGATGTATTTACATATTTTCCTGACACATATATTAAAATATATCAAGACAATGATTATGATTATATTCTAGTTGCTGATTATCCAAGAGCAGGATTTACTCATTATGATGGATTCTTTATTGCAAGATATGCAGCAGGATTGGTTGATGGAACATTAAGAAGTTATTCAGGATTAGTTCCAGCACACAATAAAACAATTGGACAATTTAGAACTTTAGCAAATGCTTTAGGTTCAAACTTTAGTCTATTAGATTGGAGACATTTTATTATTCAAGCTTTATATTTAGTAGAATATGCAAATTATAATGCACAAGGTTCAATTGGACAAGGTATAAGAAATTCTCAACAAAGTACAGCATTGATTTCTGAAAGTAATGTAAATAGAATTATAGTAAGTTCAACATCATTATATGTTGGAAGAACTATTGGTATAGGTTCTGCTTATGCAAGTTTTTCAGTTGCAACAGACAGAAAAATAACTGCTATTGCAGATTATTCTGATGGTACTATTACTGGAAAGGTAATCACATTTGATGGAGAACCAGTTAATATTGCTGAAGGTAATATTATTTGGGGTTGTGGACAAGAAAGTGGTCAATGCGATAGTTTAGGAATGAAGTCTGGTTGTATCAATAATGATAATTATCATTCAGTTATTTATAGAGGTATTGAAAACTGGTTCTCTAATATGTATCAATGGGTTGATGGTATTAATATTAAAGATAGGGTTGCTTATATTTGTAAAGACCATTCAGAATATACTAGTGATAAATTTACAGATCCATATAAAGCACTTGGTTATACAAATGGCGATACAAATGGTTATAGTAAAGCACTTGGATTTGATCCAGACGAGCCATTGTTCAGATTTCCAACAGAGGTAGGTGGCTCTGATAGTACCTATACTGCAGACTACTATGCTCAAAATACAGGCAACAGGGTTGCTCGTGTCGGTGGTTACTTCGACAACGGCGGTTACTGTGGTCCTTGGTTCTGGGGCTTGTACAGCGATTCTTCGAATTCGGCCGTCGGCATTGGCTGTCGTGTTCTTATTGATAACCAGTAAAACGGGGGTTTGGGGGCGGTCAGCCTCCCAAAATCTTAAAAGAATTACTAATTTGCAAAGTAGTAATTTTAATTTTAGATACATCTATATATAAAAAAACGCTAAATGGCTACTTTATATAAAGTCTAATATAGTTAAATTTATTTTAGATAAGGTATATAATCTTTTCAAACACATAGGGATTTGGTGTGTGCCTTGCCGAGTTTCTTCTCATTCGTTGAGGGTTGCTCATGTCGGTGGTAACTTCAACAACAACGGTAACTGTGGACCTTGGTACTGGAACTTGAACAACGATTCTTCGAATTCGAACGTCAACATTGGCTGTCGTGTATTTATTTTTGTAAAGACAAAACTTAAAATATTACACACCATTTTCCTTAGCCCTTGCTAAAAATTTAGTCGCAACTGGACTGGCCTAGTAGCTCCATTATGAGTCGAAAAGTTGGTAGACAAAAATAAGAAAACCAGGAGTAAGTGAATGAAAAGAGTAGGAAACATTTATCCGAAAATCTACGATATTAATAATTGTAGAGAAGCAATACTATGTGCATCTAAAAGAAAGAAAAACAGGCAAAATGTTGCTAGAATAATTGATAAATTAGATTATTATTCACAGGTATTATCTGATTTACTTAAAGAACAAAAAATCGAGTTAAGTCCATATAGGAAGATGATTATTCATGATGGAGTTAATAAAAAAGAAAGAATATTACATAAGCCTAGATTTTTTCCTGATCAATGTATTCACTGGGCATTAATGCTACAAATTCAGCCAATACTTCAAAGAGGTATGGTTGAGAATTGTTGTGCTAGTGTTCCAGGAAGAGGAATACATTACGGAGCAAAATACATTAAAAGAATTCTGAAAGATGACCATAAAAATACAAAGTATTGCGTTAAATATGATATTCATCATTTTTACCAAAGTATTGATAAAGATATTTTAAAAAGAAAATTCAGAAGAGTTATTAAGGATCCACAAGTTTTATGGTTAGTTGATTTAATTATTGATAGTTCTCCAGATGAAGGACTTCCAATAGGAAATTTTACATCTCAATGGTTTGCAAATTTCTTTTTACAAGATACAGACCATTACATAAAAGAAGAATTAAAAATAAAATATTATTTGAGATATATGGATGATGGTATTATATTAGGAAGAAACAAAAAAGAATTAAGAAAAAAATTCGTACAATTAACTGAATACCTATCTAAAGAAAATTTAACAATCAAGAGTAATTGGCAACTTTTTAAAGTTCAAACAAGGCCTCTTGATTTTTTAGGCTATAGATTCTATCGAGGTTATACTACTTTAAGAAGAGGAAATTTTTTAAGAATAAAAAGAAGAGTAAAGAAAATTGTTAAACGAGGTTATATAAGGGTAACAGATGCCTGTGCTATGATTTCATATCACGGATGGCTTACACACGCAGATAGTTATAATTACTACACAAAATATATTAAGCCCTACAATTTAACCTTGAAAAAATGTAAAGGAGTGATAAAAAATGGTAGAAGTAAACTTAAACAGTGAATCAGATGTAAGACCAAACAAATTTGCAATTGAAAATATTTTTGGTAAAAGTTGTGATATTGTTTTAATAGATAATATAGAAGAACATTCAAAGGAAGATGGAGAAGGCAACACACAAACATATTTTACTTTTGATATTTATAGAATTGTAAAAGGCAATTACAGAAATGACCTTGAAGCTGATTTATCAAAAACAGCTACTTTTAATCAATGGTTAAGATTTGCAAAAGAACAATATGCAAATCAGCCTATAGTAATTAGTGAAGATGAAAGAATATCAGCAGTTGAACAAGCAATTACTGATATTGGAGAAATTATAGGGGAGGTAATTGGCAATGGTTAAATTTTATGTTACGCAAATAAAAATGAAAAAAATGACATTAGAGCAAGTACCTGTAAGATGGAGAGAACAAGTTAGAGAGGCATTAGAAGAGTCTGAATAAGGCTCTTTTTTAATGCATACGAAAGGAGAAGTATAATGGAGTCAATTCTAGTAGCCATTATTACAGGTGGATTATCTTTAGTGGGTGTGGTTATAACTAATATGGCAAGTAATAAAAAAATAGAAACACAATTAATAAAACAACAAGCAGTAACTGATACAAAAATAGAAAACCTCACAAGAGAAGTAAGATTACACAATAATTTTGCTCAAAGAGTACCTGTAATTGAAGAACAAATAAAAGTTGCCAATCACAGAATAGAAGACCTTGAAAGGAAAGGAGAAAATAAATAATGAAACAAGCATGGAGTGATCTAAAAAGTTTTGTTACAGTAGCTATGGTAGTATTATTATTTGTGATCGTAATTGCAAATGTGGTTTTTCAAATAACTATAGCAGATAATATTTTAATATTAGTCACAAATTTAATTACTGCTGTGTTTACTTATTATTTTACTAAAAAGGATAGCAACGAAATAAAGAATAATGAAAATGTCGCTTTATCGGAAAAAACCGACAAAAACGAGTAGTGTTATTATATTACTTTTTAAATAAAACGTCTTAAAATCGATTGTGGAGGCTCGTTTTTTAGCGAGTTTTCACAATTATTTTATAATACCGTAATTTTTTTACGGTATAGATAAAATGCAAGAAGAAATCTTAAAAATCTTCCTGCATTATTTTTTTATAAGGAGGTATTCGATATGGAAGATGAAGAAAAAATCGAATTAACTGAAGAAATGGAAAAAGAATTATCAAACGGAAGGGAGGAAAACGAAGATGAGTAGATCAAGTTTAGCAACAGAATATGTACCAGCAAGTACAAATAATTATACTCAAGGAAGAAGAGGCTATAACATTTGTAAGATTACACCTCATCATATGGCAGGAAAATTATCTGCAAGAAGATGTGGAGAGTTATTCCAAAATCCTAGTAGAGGAGCAAGCTCAAACTATGGCATAGGATATAACGGAGAAATAGCTTGTTATGTTGATGAAGAAAATAGAGCGTGGACATCTAGCAACAGAGCAAACGATTGTCAAGCAATTACAATTGAAGTTGCAAATAGTGCTAACGGCGATCCATGGCCAATATCTGAAGCAGCATGGAATAGTTTAGTTAATCTATGTGTTGATATTTGTAGAAGATATGGATTCAGACTTAATTATGATGGAACTCCTAACGGTTCATTAACAAGACATGATATGTTTGCGAACACAAATTGCCCTGGACCAACATTAGGTGGAAGATTTAAAGAATTAGCCAACACAGTTAACGCTCGACTTGACGGGAAAGTTGAGCCTACGCCATCAGTCCCAAGTGGTAATAAATCAAACGAAGAACTTGCAGATGAGGTAATTGCAGGTAAATGGGGAAATGGAGACGAGAGAAAAAGAAGATTAACAGAAGCTGGTTATAATTATTCTGCAGTACAAAGTATTGTTAATCAAAAATTAAGCGGTGGATCTTCTACTCCAAAACCTAGTTTAAAATCTAATGAAACAATAGCTGATGAAGTTATAAATGGTGCTTGGGGAAACGGACAAGACAGAAAGAACAGACTAACTGCAGCAGGATATAATTATAATGAAATTCAAGCAATAGTTAATAGAAAACTTGGATATGGTTCTGCTCCAGCTTCAAATAGAAAGTCAAATGAGACAATAGCAAACGAAGTAATAAGAGGCGACTGGGGTAATGGTCAAGATAGAAAAAATAGGTTAACACAAGCAGGATATGATTATGGAGCTATACAGGCAATAGTAAACAAAAAATTGCTAGGATAAAAGTTAAGAGGTAGGGTTTAGTTCTCTACCTCTTTTTTCAATTCTGATAAAATGTTTAGAGCCTGGACTCCATTAATGTGGTCAATGTCAATTTTTCTAATTTTATTTATGATCTTGTAATAAGAATCAATATTTAATTCTTTAGGAGCGGTATCAATGATTTCATATTTGAGTTGCTTTTTATTAAGTTTTTCGATATATTTATTTAAAGAATTGATTGGAAATCCACATTTGATTATTTCAGGGCTCAAATTTGTGATTTTCAAACCTAATTCTCGATTTAACAATTTTGCATCTTCATTTAGAATGTTATAGAAAATGCCAACTCTAAACAAATAAATGATAGATGCATCTTTTTTCTTTAACTCATTGTAATTATTTAATAATTTACTCAAAAAAATCAATCTCCTTTCTTTTTAGAATTTTTTCTTATTACTAATAAATCCCCAGGAGTACATTCGAAAACATTACATAATTTTTCTAATGTATCAAAATGTATTCCAGCAAGGTCATCTTTCATAAGATTTGTGACGGACTGAAAACTTTTATTTGTTTCTTGCATAAGCCAATATTTACTACGACCACTTTCATCCAATTTTTGTTTTAGTTTTAGTTCAATCATTACTATGTACCTCCTACTTATTTATTTTATAAGATTTGAAAGTTTATTTTAACTACAATAGTCTTTATCTATTGCAGACTTACTATACTTATGTTAGAATATAAGCAAGTAAGAACCTACTGTATTGGAGGTGTGTTTTTATGAAATTAAAACCAAAAAATCAAGAATTCGATTTGGTTAGCGAATTAAATGAGGCTATATATTTATTTAAAGAAAATCCTGAAGCATCATTAAAACAGGTTGAATATATTAGAGATTATGTAATTTCAAGCAATCTTAATAAAGAATTAAGCTATATAAATGAGCTAGAAAATGATTTGAAATAATATAGTAACTATACTTTAGTTACAATTGACTTTAATTTGTGGTATAATAGAATATAAGAGATATCTCTACATAATTTAATAGGAGGTAGAGATGGAAGAGAAGCAAGTAATAACTGCTCTAATAAAGTCGGTTCCATTAAGGTATAAAATAATAATTTTCTTTAATAAACATTTTATATTTTTGATATATAGAATAGGCTATATTAGATGTTACAAGGAATTCAAATAATTGTGTTTTCCCACAATTTTCCCACAAAAGTTTGAGATACCACAAAAAACCGAAGAAAAGAAAAATGCTAAAAGCATTGAAAATACAAGAAAACTCAAAACCTTAAAAAACTGAAAAAATGCTAAATTAGTTCAGTAGGTTCAGGAGTTGTATCAGAGATTATACAATAATAAATACAGTAATAGCAAGGGTTACAGAGATTTGTAACACCTTGCTATTTTTTAATTTCCCACAATTTTCCCACATTAGTTTAGGATAGAGTCTAATAATTTGGTTGAATCTGATTTTCTTTTAGGTAAACTATCTAAATAAATTTCAGTAATCTTAATTGATGAATGGCCTAGTAAATCTTTTATTGTAATTAGATCTGTTCCGTGCATTAGTAATTGTGTTGCAAATGTATGTCTTAAATCGTGGAATTTACGATATCTTAATCCAGCCCTGTTTAATCTTTTTTGCCATTGCTTTAATAAGTTTTTATTGCATATATATGTATTATCTCTTCCAGGGAAGACCATTATATTGGTTCTTTTTTTATTAATTAGCATATTATATACGGTATCATTCATAGGAATAGTTCTAATTGAGTTTTGGCTTTTGGGTGTAGTAACCTTTAGCTGATATGTTCTTTTTCTGTTTTCATCAAAACTTGCAGAATTTGTAAGATTATGAACTATATGTATAAGTCTATTTTCAAAATCTAAATCACTCCATTGCAATCCAAGTATTTCGCCTTGCCTCATTCCTGTTGCAAGAGCAAAAATAACAATATCTTGATAACGGCTACCATCAAAGGCTGATATCAATATTTTTATTTCCTCTTCTGTAAAATAATCGATAGCATTCTTTTTTTCCAGTATTTCCATTTCTTTTTTCTTGCTTTTTGGAAGAGTAACATTGTCACACGGATTTTTAAGTATGTATCCATCTTTTTCACAATATTTAAAGAATAAATGTAATAGTTTATGGATAGCTTTTAATCGTTCCTCTGACATTGGTATTTTAGAATGGACTTTATTAGATTTCATTAATTTATTATAATAATTCTGTATATTGATAGATTTTAGATCGTTAATAGGCAATGTAGAAATTGAAGCTTGTTCAATATAATTTCTATAAAGACCTTCGTATGTTTCAAAAGTAGAAGGTTTTAATTCATTCTTTTTAGTGTTGAATAGCCAGCTAGGAAATAATTTATTGATTGTAATTCCATTGCTTATTTGTAATCCATATTTTAAATTTTGTATATATTCATTAGCTTTTTGTTCCGCTTCTGATTTACTGGATCCATAGAATTCTTTGCGAATAAGAGAACCATTAGGTTTATGTCCTACTGTTTTTGAAATTCTATAATAATCTTTTCCGTTTTTAACGCAATTTGTTTTCTTTGCCAAATAAAAAACCTCCATTTCTTCAAAAATTACTTGAAAAATAAAGGCTATTTATATATAATATAAATAGTCTAAATTAAGTTTATCCTTTGTTTAGAGAAGTGTTATATCAAGGTTAGGTCATTGTTCGAAGGCGACCTGACTTTTTATTTTACATTCCAGGTATGGCCACAATTTTGGCATACACACATTGTTTCATTTTTATAGGTTGTTTTTTCATTTCCTTTAGATTTTTTCCAAACAAGATTAGAAATTCCCAAAGTACATATCGCAGTTAAACCTCTAGCAGTATTATTTATATGCCCACCGATACCATTTCCTTTTTTCTTTGTTTTTCCACCTGTTTGAACGATTTGTGCATTTACATTTTCACTACCACAGCTTGGACATTTCATAATATAACTCCTTTCTAGTTATTAAATGCTGATTTAATTTCAACACTTACAACTTCGCCTATTGAATGAATATCACTTAATGTATCTTTTGGATATCTCATATTAAGTGGTTCTAAATCATAGGTATTATCATCATTCTTTATAACTTTACGAAGTACAATTTTATTATCTAAACACAATAAATGTACTCTACCATTATTAATAATAGAAGATTTTTCTATTATTACGATATCTCCATTACCAATTAAAGGGATCATTGAGTCATCGTGGCTTACTACTGCAACATATTCTTTATCATCTTTAATTGTAATATTTGTGTATGCGTATTTTTGCGTTGGTATAGTAATATACCTTTTTTTATCAGAATCATATTTGATAGTATCTATTATTGGAATTTTATTATTCTCATTTGTAATACTACCCTCAAAAAAGTCATCAACAATAAAATCAGTATAACCACATATCAGCATTAAATCATTATAAGTAGTTTTCCCTTGAGAGGCCTTAACTAATTTTTCTAATGTTGCAGGTTTAGGTGGTTTATCAATTTTCTTATTAATGTATCCTGACAAAAATGTTCTACTAATTTTAGATTTTGCAGAAAACTCTCTTTGGTTTTCGTAATTTTCAGAAATATCTAAAATTATTTTTGCGAATTTATCTTTATCAAACATAATTTTAAACCTCCAAATATAGTATATAATAGCAGTTCAAAAAAGTCAACAAAAAAGTTAAAAAAAATTTACCAAAAGGGTTGACAAATAATTTTTATTAGTATAATATAAAAGTGGTCAAGAAAAGATGACCAAAATATTAAGAAAGGATAAAGTTATATGAAGGTAAACACAGAGGCATTAAATAAGCTTATAAAAGAAAAGTACAGAGGTAACAAGACCTGGTTCGCTGAAATAATAGGATTAAATCCAAAAACATTAATTCAATTATTAAATGGTTGTTATTCAGCAGAAAGCCCTAAGGCAATTAGATGTATCACAGATTACTGCAAAAATAATAAGCTAAACTACAAAGATTATATTTTTTTGCCTTAGTTGGTCAAGAAAACTTTACCAGAAAGGAGGATATAACACTTGAGCAATGAAAGATGGATAAGTCTTAATCAGTTCATGAAAGAAAGAAACATCGGATATGAGACTGCACTTGATATGATTGCTAAAAATGAAGTCGAATATCACAAAACCGAAAACGGAAAAAACATCAGATATAAAATCAAGGTTGGCGGAGATTCCGTTTCGAGGGAACTCTTTGAGGAAGAGCGAGCAAAAAGAATTAGGGCAGAGACAAGATTAGATCTACTAAAGAAAGTTTTAGAGGAGGATTAAAAAATGAAAATAGTTAACAAAGGAAAGTTTATTTCAAGGATAATTGAGTTACTTATTATAGTAAGTACAATTATTATTACACCAAAAGCAATTACTTATGCAAATGCTTGGAGAGGTTACAAAGGTTATGGCGGAGAATATCTTATTCCAGTATTGGGAATGTTGGCCATATTGATTATTGAAACAATTTTAGAGGAAGGAGCAAAAGCAAATGCCAGAAGATAAATTTCATAAATGTTATATATGGCACATTATAACATTAGCAAAAATGAAACTAGAGTTGAAAGAATTAAAAAATTTTGAAAGGAAATTATATGGAAATGTTTAACAAAGAAGAAATTGAAAGGCTAAAAATTGAAAAAGAGAATGTACAAGGCCAATTGAAAATTAAAAATATGCAATATGATCAATTACAAAAACAATACGATCACAAAGTAAATGAGTTAGAAGATATTGTTTCAGATGTATTTTTATCATTTAGAAGAATTGTAGAGATTACAGAGAGAAACGATTATGGAAATCCACAACAAAAGATATCTAAAATAAAAGAATTTGCTCAAGATATGAAAAATTATTATGCTGGATTAACTTTGGGCAAAAATAAAAATAGAGTTACAACCACTGACAATGACTAATAACTCTATCAAATATTTATAAAAATACTCTTATTTGAATTATAACATTAAGAGTTAGAAAGGTCAAGATTATGAATAAAAACATAAAGAATGAAGTTAAGAAAATTCTTGAAAATAATCCTGAAGCTAGAAAATCTGATATGGAACTTATAATTCAAATCGCAGACAATCATTTACCAGTAAATAATATGAATTTTAGAAGCTGTTGTGAAGAGCTAGAGTCAATAGGCATTAGTTTTGAATCAATAACTAGAGCTAGAAGAAAAGTACAACAAGAATATCCATATTTAAAAGATAAAGAAGCGGAAGAGATTAGATCTAAAGAAGAGGAAAACTATTATTTAGAATATGGGAGGAAGTATTAATGAAATGTGTTATTTGTGGCAAAGAGTTTTCAGGATATGGCAACAATGCAGAACCTATAAAATCAGGTAAATGTTGTGATGAATGTAATTATTCCAAGGTAGTACCAACTAGAATATATCAATCAATAGGATGGAGGGATGTATCTAATGCCAAGTAGAGAGGAATGGTTAGAGCAAAGAAAAAATGGCATTGGCGGAAGTGATTCTGCAGCAATTATTGGATTAAATCCATATAAAGATAATGTTCAGTTATGGAAAGAAAAATGTGGCTTAGTTGAAGCGGAAGATATTTCAGATAAATCTTATGTAAAATACGGAACAGAAGCAGAGGATTATTTAAGGAATTTATTTGCATTAGATTTTCCACAGTATAAAGTTGAGCATTTTGAGAATGAGTCAATTAGACATCCAAAATATCCGTTTCTATTTGCTAGTTTAGATGGAGTTCTTACTGATAAAGAAACAGGAGAAAAGGGAATATTAGAAATAAAAACAACTAATATTTTACAATCTATGCAAAAGGAAAAATGGAAAGAAAAAATACCACCAAATTATTATTGTCAGGTATTACATTATCTAAATGTTACTGGATACTCATTTGCAATTTTAAAAGCACAATTAAAATATGATTATTCAGGAGATATTGTTTTAAGTACTAGACATTATTTAATTAAGAAAAGTGAAGTAGAAGAGGATATAAAATATTTAGAAAACAAAGAAATTGAATTTTGGAAATGCGTGGTAGATAGAGTTCAGCCACCATTAGTATTACCAAATATATAGGAGGGTTAAAATGGAAGAAAATAAAGATGAATTACAATTAATAGTTAGTCCAATAGATAAGATTAACGAAATAACTGTTAATTATGAGCAGTTGAAAACGGCATTAGGCCAAAGATTAGAAAATTATAAAAATATGACTTATTCGGAAAATGAAATTGATATTGCAAAGAAAGACAGGGCTAATTTAAACAAATTAGATTCAGCAATAAAAGGTAAGATTACAGAAATAAGAAAAGAATTATTGGATCCATTTACTGTGGCAGAAAAAGAATTGAAAGAATTAAGTTCAATGGTTAAAGAGACCTCTATTCTTATTGATAATCAGGTTAAATCTTTTGAAAGTAAAGAACAGGAAGAAAAAAGAGAGTTGATTAAAAAAGTTTTTGATGCCTATGTTGGAGATTTAAAAGATTTGATTTTATTTGACATAATATTTAATCCTAGATGGTTAAATAAGACATATACAATGAAGAAAATTGAAGCAGATATTAATCATTTAATTGTAAAAGCACATGATGATATGGCTGTTATAGATGGTCAAATGAAAGATGAAAATGTTAACAAGACTGTAAAAGCATATTATTTTTCACATATTGTTGATCCAAGTGCTTTAGGAGATTCTTTAACATATGGCAACAATATGATGGAAACTAATAAAAAACTCGATGAAATTTCTAAACAGGAAATACATAAAGATGTTGAAACAAAAGAAGTTAAAGAAACAGAAGAAGAATTACAGGTTGTTGATTTCAGAGTGTGGGTTACTCAAGAACAAAAGATGAAAATTAGAGAATTTCTAATTCAAAATAATATTAAATATGGAGGAGTTGTTTAATATGGAAAGTGTAAAAAATAGTTTAGTAAAACAAAATCAAAAACAAACATTTAGTGCATTTATGAGCACAGAAGGAATGAAGAAAAAAGTCAATGAAATGGTTGGTGGAAAAAATGGCCAACAATTTATTACAAGTATTATATCAGCAGTAAGTACAAATCCTGGACTAGCTGAATGCGATAACGCAACAATTATTTCTGCAGCATTATTGGGACAAAGTTTAAAACTAAGTCCAAGCCCACAATTAGGACAATATTATATGGTTCCTTTTAATGATAATAAAAGAGGATGTAAGGTTGCTCAATTCCAATTAGGATATAAAGGATATATTCAATTGGCAGTTAGAAGCGGATTTTATAAAAAATTAAATGTATTGGCAATAAAAGAAGGCGAATTAATTAAATATGATCCATTATCTGAAGAGATAGAAGTAAAACTAATCGAAGATGAAGAGGAAAGAGAAAACGCAACAACTATTGGTTATTATGCAATGTTTGAATATTTAAATGGTTTCAAGAAAACTCTTTACTGGAGCAAAAAGAAAATGGAAGCACACGCAGAAAAATATTCAATGGGATATAAGGCTCGTAAAGGTTATACATTTTGGGAAAAAGACTTTGATGGTATGGCATTTAAAACAATGTTAAGACAATTGATTTCTAAATGGGGAATTATGAGTGTTGATATGCAAACAGCAATGGAAAGTGATATGGCAGAAATTAAAGAAGATGGTACTTATGAGTATATAGACACAGAGCCTATTGATATTCAAGACCAAACAACTTATGTTGATGAGGTACAAGAAGAAACTCAAGAAGAGGAACAAGTTCAACAAGAAAATAAACAAGAAGACGATCCATTTTTGAAATAATTAGTTTTACGAAAGGAAGAAATGTATGTATACTGAGGGCTTTATAAGTTTACATAGGAAATTCCTGAATTGGGAATGGTACGATGATAACAATGTTAAAATTTTATTTATCCATTTGCTACTTACAGCTAATTGGACAGAGTCCGAATGGCATGGTATGAAAATTCTTCCTGGTCAAAAAATAACATCATTAGAAAAATTAGCAAAAGAAACTAATCTAACCGTTAAGCAAGTAAGGATTGCATTAAATAAGCTAAAAAGGACACGCGAAGTGGCAATCAAAGGGACAAACAAATATACCCTTGTAACCATTGAAAAATATGAGTTTTATCAATCAGAGGTTGGGAAAAGGGCAAGCAAAAGGGCAAGCAACGGGACAAACAAAGGGCAACAATATAATAATATAAATAATAAATTAAATAAAATTAAATTAAATTATTTATATAAATATATAAATGGAGAAGAAAAAAATTTTGAAGGTTTATCCGAAAAAGATTTATTACCATTACAGATAAATTTAAAACATCTTGGATTATATTCAGAAGGTTTAAATGAAGAATGTATTCCTGAAGATATGATGTTAAGATTTAAATTAGAAACATATGCTATTGCACAAATATATTTAAGTCCATATAAAGTATATTTAAATGGTTTAACAGAAAATTCTATTAATAGAACTTATTTATCTGCAATGCAATATTGTCCACCAACAGAGGATGATTACGAAGAATTTATGAATTATTTTATAGTTTGCTTAAGAAAAGAATGTGAGGATGTGGCTAAAAAATGAGTAATAATAAACAATGTCCTTTAAGAAAGATATCGTATGAATCAAGATTTGAAAAAAATCGTTATATTGGTATTAAAGAGGGAGATATTGAAAGCGAGACAGTTGTGTACTAAAGATAAATGTATGGCCTATCATAACGGAAAGTGTAGGATGATGAAATGGTAAATAGAATAAAATATCCTGAACTTAAAGGAGTTTGTAAAGAGGCAATTAAAAATGAATGGTGTTTAGGATGTAATAGACTAGAAGATTATAATTTTACTGGAGTGAATTATTGCAAATATGTTGATATTGGGAAGAAAGAACATCTTCCCGATGTCGGCAAAATGGTAACTGATGGTTACCAATTAAAAATATGAGGCTCGAAAATCAAATTTAAGACATTTTATTTTCAAAATGAATAATATGTCGAATTGAAATAAAAAAACAAAAGGAGCCTTAAAATTTTATCAAATTTGGTACAAAAAAATACACCTTTGGTTCTCAAAAATATAAAACGAGTTGGGAGGAAATTTAAATGAAAATAAAATTAGTTATTCCTGGAAAAGCACAAGCAAAACAAAGACCTAGAATAGGCAGAAATGGAGCATATACACCACAAAAAACAAAGAATTATGAGAATTGGATCAAGACGATATTTATTCAAAATTATCCAGTTATGAAGCCTTTGGAAACACCATTGAGAGTATCAATAGTTTTAAATGTGGAAATTCCTACATCTATTTCAAAGAAAAAACAAACAGAAATGATTAATGGATCCATACTTCCAACCAAGAAACCTGATGTTGATAATGTGGCCAAGAGTATTTTAGACGCATTAAATGGATTAGCTTATAGAGATGATAAGCAAATAATTTATTTACAAGTTACAAAAAGATATGCAGGTTTTTCTAATGCTGAAGTATTAATTGAAGAAATGGAGGATAAATAATTATGAGATGTACCAGCAAAGAAAGAGATTATTGTAATGTAGAAAAAATGGGATGTAATGGCTGTTATTATGATGATAAGAATTATCAAGAAATAAGCAGAGATGAGGTAATAAATGGTCTTGAAAGTTTAATAGATGATAGATTAAGTTTTCTTGGACCTGACGATTATTACGATAAGGATAATATATTCTTACACGATGTTAAAATATTAAGAAATGCAATCGGACTTATTCAAAGTCAGAAAGGAGAGTAACAATGAGCGATGGAGTAATAATTACACTAATTATATGTGGTACAATTCTTGCAATATACTTGATAGACAAGTTTTTTGATAAGGAGTAAACAAATGATTAAATTTATTTTAGAAGAATTAAAGAAAATATTAAGAATGTTGGAAAGTGTTGATTTAAATAGCACTAATAGACAGACATATAATGCTAGTCAAAAAAATGTTATTAATGCCTATAGTAAATTATTTGATTTGATTAAATTTATTGAAAGAGAAGAGGGAGAATAACTATGGCAAGAAATATATGTTTAGATTGTGGATACTTTTTAAACTGTTCAAAAGCTAGTCAAGAACTAGTCAGTTGTGAAAAATTTATAAAAGTACATAAAACAATAACTAGGATAGAAAACGAGAAAGGAAATGATAATAAATGCAGGAATTAAAACAACAATTAATAGGACAAAAGGAAGGATTACAATTTGCACTTGATGAATTAGAAATGATTAAAGAAAGTTTAAAAAGAAGAATTGATTATTTAGATAAAGAAATTGAAAAAATATCTGATAAGTGCTAACGCACAAATGAAAAAATAGAATAGGAGAGTGTTGTAGATGACTAGAAAGGATTTAGAGGATTATAGAAAAAAACAATTATATGTGAAAGCTCAAATTGGTTATTTAGAAGAGGCTTGGACAAAAGTAACTGGTACAAGTGCAAATTTAACAGGTATGCCAAAAGGTAAAAATGGAACCAACGATCTAAAAGAGGATTATTTAGATAAGAAAGATAAGTTGATCCTGGAGAAGAAAAAACAATTTGAATTTTACGACAAAAATATAAGGAAACAGTTAGATGAATTAAGTTTAATCAATCCTTTATATGCCTCTATTTTACATATGATCTATATTAATGGTAATTCCATTGAAGAGGTGGCATCTACAATGAATTATAGTTATTTCAGAGTTTGTCATTTCAAGGGTTGGGCTTTAAATGATTTTGATAAATTAGATAAAAATTATAAGTCAGCAAATAAAAGCAAACAAAAGCAAAAAAATATGTGATATTATAGTAGTATAAAATTTTAGGAAGTTATAAAGCCCTCCTAATAGATATTTACGAATAGGCAGTCTAATTGATAGGCTGTCTATTTGTTTTACCAAAGAAAAGGAGGCAAGCTATGAATTTCGATAGATGTATGAAATATCAGTGCAAAAATTGTAAAAATATTAATAATTGTTTTAAGAACGACAAGGAAGAACGTAAATCGTTAAAAAAGAAAAAACATTTTAATCACAGGAGGAATAATAAGTGAAGATTGCTATAGATAACATTGAATATTTAAGTAAATTACAAAACAATAAAGATGATGAAATAATCTTTGTTTTTGATAAAGAGCCTTTGGAAGAATTATTAAAAATAGATATTCATTGTGTAAATAAAGATAAAATAATCGCGGTCGACATTAATTTAACTAATTATTATATTCCTTGCGTTAAGAAATGCACTATAGATGATGATTTAACACTTCCACCAAGTAAAGATTATAAATATGCAATCATTGTTCCAAATTGTAATAATGATCATGGAGATATTGATGGAAAAACATTTTTTAGTAAATGCATAGAAAGTATATTAAATCAGTCATATCAAAATTTTGAATTAATTATTGTTGATGATATGAGTACAGATAGTTCGGTTAAAACCGTACAAAGTTATATGAAGAAAAAAGAATATGCTAAAAAAATCCACTTAATACAGAATACTAGAAAACGTTTTAATGGTGGAACTAGAAATATTGGAATAGATTATGCATTAAATAATATAGATTTTGATTATTTTGCATTTTTGGATTCAGACGATTGGTGGACAACCGAGAAGACTTTAGAAATTATAAATAAATATTTGAATGGCCACGAGATGGCTCTTATTGGAATGCAATTAGTGGATCAAAATGGCGTTTTTATGACAAAAACACATATTATTGATTGTTACGAAGATTTCTTTTTGAGTGATAATAAAGTTTGGTGTACTGCTTGGGCTAGAATAATAAGAAAAGACAAAATTGTTTATTTTCCTGAAGATACTTTAATGGAAGATAGAACCTGGAGCTATGAGCAGGCTGATAATGTGGATTATAATCACGTTGTTAATATAAAAGAAATACTTTATACCTGGAATAGAACAAATGTAAGTAATTCAGTTAGCCTTGTAAGAGGAAAGAACTGGGAGGCATCAGCTTGGAAACATATAGGTCAGCAATTAATGTTACTTACAAGATTAAAACATAATGAGATGAGACCAATATTAGAAAAAAGGATACAAGAGTGTATTAATAAAGTAAATCATAGAATTTACCAACAATATTAGGAGGTGTAAAAATGAAAGTTATTAAAGTTGAAGCTTTGGCACAATTTACTTTAGAGAGATTTGACGAAATCAGGAATTTAGTCAGAAATCAAAAGGATATCAACCATAATGATAAAACTTTGTATTATGGAGATACTTTTGAATGTGACAAAGAAATGGCTGATTACTTAACTGGAAATAATCCTTTAAAAAAGGCAGTTGTAAAAGTTATTGAAGTAATTCCTACAGTAGAAGAACCAACAAGTGCAAAAAATGCACCAGTTGAAGAAAAAGCAACAAAAAAAAGTAACAAAAAATCTGCAGCAAAGAAAAAATAATATAGCAAGGGCTATCCTATGTGTTTTAGAAAGGATAGTTATATTATGGAAGTTCAAAAAATTGCAATACAAAAGCTAAATCCAGCAAATTACAATCCAAGAGTAGATTTGCAACCAGGAGATAAGGAATATCAAAAAATAAAAAGAAGCATTGAAAAATTTGGATGCGTTGAGCCCATAGTTATTAATAAAGATATGACAATTATTGGCGGACATCAGAGATTGAAAGTTCTTAAAGACCTGGGTTACAAAGAAATTGAATGTGTAATTGTAGATTTAGATAAAAATCAAGAAAAAGCATTGAATATTGCTCTTAATAAAATTACAGGCTTATGGGATGAGGACAAGTTAGAGGAATTATTACTTGAATTAAAAAATAATGAATTTGATTTAATTGATACTGGGTTTGATGAAGAAGAAATTAACGATATTTTTTCTGAATATGAAAATGATGTTGAAGAGGATAATTTTGATTTAAGAGAAACTCTATCAGAAATTGAAGAGCCTATTTCTAAACTAGGAGATATGTTCAAATTAGGAGAACATATTCTTATGTGTGGAGATAGCACGCAAAAAGAACAAGTTATGCGTCTTATGAATAATCAAGTTGCAGATTTGCTTCTTACAGATCCACCATATAATATTGACATTTCAAATTCAAAAGGTATGAAAATTCAAAATGATAATTTGGAGAAAGATAATTTTATTAAATTTCTTACTGATTGTTTTTCTAATGCGAAAGAACATATAAAAGATGGAGCTGTGTTTTATATTTGGTATGCTGATACATCTGCATTTGAATTTTATACTGCATTAAGTAATATCGGACTTCAGGTCAGAGAAAATTTAGTGTGGGTAAAAAACAAGTTTATATTAAGCAGACAAGATTATCATTGGAGGCACGAGCCTTGTTTATATGGTTGGAAAGAAGGTAGAGCTCATTACTATGTAAATAATAGAAAACAATCCACAATTATTGACCAGAGTGTGGATTTAGATTTAATGTCAATAGACGAAATAAAAGAATATGTTCAGTCTTTAATTGATGATTCAACAATATTTTATGAGAATAAGCCAGAAAAAGACGACCTACATCCTACAATGAAGCCTATTAAGTTAATGGGAAAAATGATAAAAAATTCTAGTTTACCAAATCAATTAGTATTGGATTTATTTGGTGGATCAGGTTCTACATTAATTGCTTGCGAACAACTTCAAAGAAAATGTTTTATGATGGAATACGATCCTAAATATTGTGATGTTATTATAAAACGATGGGAGGATTTTACTGGAAAGAAAGCAATTAAAATATAAAAGAAAGGTTGGAAAAGTAATGTGAATGTTGAAGCAATAAAAAAAGATTATCTGAACACAACTCTGTCTAGAAAAGAAATTTGCAAAAAACATCGAATTACTTTAAATCAACTGGACTATTTAAGGAAAAAGAACAAATGGGCATCTAGAAAAAAGGCTACAAAATTAGGCAAGAAATTGACAAAGGGTGGCGGTCAAAACAATAATCAAAATGCAGTTGTTACAGGTTATTATTCTAAATATAGGGATTTGTTATCTGAAGATGAAAAGCAAATGTATGACGAGAGTGTTCCAGATGAAGTTGAAATGGTACTTCACGCAATTAGACATCAGGATATTTTAGAATATCGTTATACTAAAAAGATAAAAGAATTGGAAGATAAGAAAAAAGAATTAACTATTACATCGATGATTAAAAATGGAACTAATGTTGAAACAGAGGCAACAAACACTCAAATTTTAATTGATAGATTTAATAACACTTTATTAAAAGTGCAGGATGAAAGAAGAAAAGAAGTTGAATTGTTACATAAATTGGCAGTAGACAATAAAGGCGACAAAGAGGTTCAAAAAGATAGAGTCACGATCGTTAATGATTTAACGGAGGTGCAAGAAGATGATAATATCAATTAGAAATATAATTGCACCACACTTTTTTTCTACATTTAACTCAAAGAAAACCAATCAGATATATGAGGGTGGCCGTAACTCGACTAAAACATCGATGATAGCTCTAAAAATCGTTTACAATTGCTTATATGAAGACAATTGTTCAGCAGTATGTATGAGAAATCATAAAATTGATTTAAGGACATCGGTGTACAGAGAAATTAAAAGAGCCTGTACTAGAATGGGACTTATTGAAGGTG